AACTGCTTCACTCTGTCCAATGTACTGCGGACGTTGTCTACTAGACTGTCCACCGTTAAACTGCTGTATTTTCATTATAAGTCCTGAAGCAAGAAAGCCCTATACACATGAGAGGAATCTTATTCACCCTTTCCCTTAGAAGCTAGTTGTATTTTAACCGACGTAACATCTTTCTGTATAGTATCAGTCTTAGTATTAAGATCTTGCAATGATGAGAGGAAAGGCTGAAAGAACTCTTGTAATACTTCTCGTACTTCTCGTTCTGTCATAATTTCTGCCTCTACACGCACAATGCGCTCAGTCATTTCAAGCTTAAACGCCTGAAATTCCTTCTCTTGGTCATCACCCTTCTTTTTGTCTCTCTTGTAGCTGAACATAACAATGCCAACTAGTAGACTTAGTCCTGCAGTTGCCCACGATTGCCAATTATCCACAACTACCTCACTTGTAAAATAGTGCCAGCAGGATAAGATTCTGCTAGTTCAATGGTATCACTATCTGTGATAGTATAGTCTGTAGTAAAGACTAAGCTACCTCCGTTAACGTCTGGTCCAGTGACAGAGATGTCACCATAGGCATTAATCGCATCTACAGTAGTTTGACCATCTGTTAAAGTAGTAGAACTAAGTACTTTAACGCTACTAATTTGGTCATACACTTCAGTACTTGGATTATACTGGTACTCGCTCATCACATTATTTTCATAAAGCGTTGCTTTAGGAAACTGTTCTGGGTCTAATGCGTTTAGCTCGGTTAGACTATTAACTGGATAAGTTAAGCGTATCTTTTGGATATTGTAGGAGCCACCAGCACGTGTTTGCGTTTCTTGGCCTTCACCAAATAGCAGGTCGTCCTGGCCACCTAGACTTTTGCGTACTACTCTTTGGTCAGTCATTAGCTAAATGCTCCTCTGTAAGCTGTAGTATTAGTTTGACTATCACGCGTACCACTACTAGCTTCTGTTTCTTTAACAATACCTAATTCACGCTCATACAAGCTCGCAGCTTTCTGCGCCTTCTCAGCAAAACGGGTGTCATAGTCGTCGTCAAAAGCCATAGAGACTACGTAGTGCTTCAGAGCTGTGTCAAACATTGAGGGTATTTCTAGCGCATCTTCAATTGAAGTAATAGCAATAGAAGGTGTTTTAATATACCAGACATGGACTAGACCTTCTGACTCATTGATGCCAGTCAATACACCAAAGGTGTCAACAAAGTTTTCTATCTCTACTTCCGGGTCGTACAAAGTTGTGACTACCCCGTAAACAGAGCTAAAAGTATAGTCGGTAATATCTGCAGTAACACCTAAAAGCTCTGCACCCTTAAATTCTGGGTCGTCAGTCTCAAAAGTGTACGAATTAGTTGCTACCCCTTCATCTGGAATAGGGTATACACGAATCTCGCCTACGTTACGTCTGTCGTAAAGTAAAGCTTCAATGGTTGAACCTGTATCTAGCTCCCAACAAGATGAGCCACTAGTAAAATCAGTGCGGCTGCGGTAAGAGTCTTTAGCATTAATAGCGTGATTACGGGATAGCTCATCTAGCTCTGCGTGAGAACGCAAAGGTATACGACAGTCATTGAAAGCAGCGCGAGTAATCAACCAGAGATCGTCTGGTAAGGGATAAACAGCCTGTCCTTCCACTAATGGGAGGCTAGTCTGTCCTTTTAAAATTTTTGTGTGCTTTGCAATATCTTGTTGACCTTCATCAACTAAGCGTAGTAGTCTACTATCAGACCACCTCTCACCTTGAGGGTCCGCTAAAGTATCGCGTGCACGAAGTAAAATATTTTCTATACGAGTAGCCATATAACACCTATAGAGGTTGTGTGGGCCACTAGGACCCACACGATGTACTAGATGTTATCTATGCGAGTCATATCACCAGTATTTAGGTCATATTCATCATAAGAGATAAGCACTCGAACGTCACCAGTTGTTACAGCTGCACCTAAAGTCATGTGCACTGGAACGCCTGTACCTGTATCACTCTCACCAGTAAAGGTGCCCGTGATACCTACAGCTGCAGTGGTACCCGCAGACATAATCTGGGTGCCACCTTCGGCAGTACCAAGAGTTACTGTAGCAGCATCAGAAATTACTTTCGTAACAACTTTTGCATCGGTGATAACTGCGCCAGGTGGTAAATAACCAACTAAGTAGTTATTTGAGGCATCATCGAAAGCTTCTGACTGTTCAGCACCCAATTGGATAGCCATCAAGCAGACAGACTTTTTAAGATGCGTTTTACCTTCGCGAGTAACATTTTTATTAGCCATGTTCTACTCCTTAAACTTGAACATCAAACGCAACAACACCATAGTCTAAGTCTGAGATCTTAGCTTGTTTGTATGCAGCATTTTCCGCTTTCATATTAGTCTTACGCGCTTCAAGCCAGAATTCAACAGCTGACTCAGACTTGATACCAAAATCCTGTGAAGGTTGGTATTTGTAATCTGGTTGCTTACCGAATGCTAATTGAAGAGCACCTGCGCCCATTAATAGACCACGTGATTTAAGCGTAGAAGCATAGTCAAAACCTTCTTGACCAGTCCAAGCACCGTTCACAGTATCTAGCTGACGCAAACCACACATCTCAATTTCAGAGTCGTTAAACCCGAAACCAGTTGTTGACGTGCCTGTAGTTTCACCAAAGAAGTGATCTGCTTCAACGATAAGCAAACGACCAATGCGACCAAACACACCTTTGATATTACGGTTTTGTTGACCACGGATGTCAGCATCCTTCATGATGGTTTGATAACCAGCGGTGTCTTTACGTAATAAATTCGCCATAGCAGAATCAATTACGAACATCCATACAGGCTCAGTACCGTTTTTACCGTTGTCACCTTTCATGGTTGTGTAACCTTGAAGAGGACGACGTACGCCACCAGTCGTATAACCGTTAGAAGTTTTTAACGTTCTTTCAATATCCACTAAAGTATTGAAGTCAAACGTTGAACCGCTATCGATAATGTGCGATGGAGCTTGTAAACCAGTATTTTGCGTAATGATGTTACCTTGGGCAACGTCAAATAACGCTTGGTCTTTAAAGCGTATGAATAAATCACCAAGCTTAGAACGTGAGTCACTATGCTGGTTAATTGTTAAATCTCCGACGTCAACACCGTCGAAAGAGTCACCGTTATCGGCCACGAGACGGTAGCGTTCAACAGTAATTTTGTCAGAGAACTTTTTCTTCTGCTCACCAGTACCAAATGCAGTTTCTTTACCCTTACGCGCTTTACCTGAAAGGTTGCCGTCAAAGTCAAATACTACGGTATGGCCTGAGCCAGAGTTTTCGTTATTTTCTTGGTAGACAATAGAGTCCTTCGTATTACCCGTTAACGGGGTCCAGAACGAAGTACTTGCTTTTTGTACCAAGCCTTCACGCATCCACTTTTTGCGCTTCAGGTCAGAGTCCAGACGGACTACACCAGTTGCCATAATTAGCTCCTAAGTTACAAGTTATGTGCATTATTGCACGGTTAGTTTGAACAGTGTAACGATAACGAGTCCGTCAGGATATTATCTAGTAAAGAATTACTTTAGCTCATAAATGAGGATAAAAACTTTTTAACTGCTACATATAATATAGTGTAAATTGCTTAAAATGTACACTTAATAAATTTAATAAGTCCTACCATTCACTGTTAGCTTAAAGGGTAAGTCTTCTTTTTCTTCGAACTCTACTTTTTCTAAGTTCTTTTTATAAGCCTGGTCATTTGCCGACTTGCGTTTCTTAGAACCTTTGCCAGTTCCTGTTGTTTCCATCGGCGCATGTCTGCTCACTACTTAGCCGCCTTTTTAGGTGCAGGCTTCGGTGCGGGCTTTTTCTTGGCTTCTTCAGCTGCTAAACGATGTTTCTTCTTCATGGGTCTTCTCCTCAGTTAAAAAATTTCTTTAGCATACGATTCTTTGATGTCACCAGCAACTGCCTCGTCTGATGGTTTGTGGTCCCCGCCTGCTTTGCTTAAATCAATATCGTCCGGAGCAGGATCACCTTGGCTAATAACTTTGCCGGCGCTAAGGAAGGTGTTAGCTTCTTGTAAGTACTCTTCAAATG